ACATCCTATTATGAAAGCCAAAGCAGAGTTTGTTTGTAAAAATGGAGGTGATATAATTGAATTTGGATTTGGGATGGGTATCTCAGCTACTTATATCCAAGAACATAATATTAATTCTCACACGATTTGTGAAATTCACCCCGAAATAATAAAAAACTTAAAGGAGTGGGCTAAAGATAAACCAAATGTGATTATCTTAGAAGGAGATTGGTATCGTAATTTAGATAAAATGAAAACTTACGATGGTATATTATTTGATACTCATCAAGATTCTAAAGCACCTTTTTTTGGGCAATATATTCCCCAACTTTCTAACCCAAATTGCCATATAACTTGGTGGAATGGGAGACCCGAAAAAAGAAATTGGTGGAATTTAGACAATGTAGAATTTGATACTCTACAAGTAGATCCTCCTTTAAATGATTACTTCAATCATAAACAATACTTTTTACCTAAATATATTTATACACAATGAAATTCCATGGAATTAATATAGATGTAACTCCCACTACTTATAGATGCGCATACGTTATGGTTGCTTTATTAGGTCAAACCACGCGGAGATATATGCCATTTAATACCCTTACTGAAGGTTCAAATCCAGCATCTTATACTAATATACTACCAGTACCATCAAGTGGACAAGTAATCGCAGTCTCTCTTTGGGCGACTTCAACTTCAACCATAACGGTAAGTACTCACAAAAATAGCAGTTCCACTATCATTGAATCTGATACTATAGCATGTACAGGTGGAGTTCCATCTACTTTTTTATTTTCTTCTACTACTTTTTCTCAAAATGATGAATTACACTTTGGTGTTGCAGGTACAGCAAACCCAAACGGTACCGTAATTAATGTTATTTTAGAATATGATATATAATACCTTAATAAAAAATTAACTATGGATAATATAACCGAATATAATCAACAAGATTGGGGTTTAGCGGATGACCACTTTGAACTTTTTAATTCTCTTATTGATAAAATTAATGAACTAGAAGCTCGCATTCAAACTCTTGAAACTCCTTAGGGTTTCCTAAATTTATTACATACGTATATCCAAACATAAAAAATTAAAGTTATGGCAGTTAAAAAATCAAACACTAAAAAGCTTACTACTGAAGAAGTTACTGAGCTTAATGAATTAAGAATTAAAACAAGCGAACTTACATTCCAAAGAGGGCAATTAGGTATCGCCGAAGATAATATTAAAAGACAACTCAACCAATTAGCTGAAAAGTTTAATGAGTTATATACTGAGGAAAATACAATTTCTTCAAAACTCTTTGACAAATACGGAAAGGGCCAAGTCAACTTAGAAGACGGCACTTTTACTACTGAAGAGTAATCTTTTTACAAGGGTTCGACCCTCTTTTAGATATTTATTATTGGCTTCCATCTTGTCTATGTTTTGACGGAGGAATCCATATTTATATACAACACAAATAATCTAAAAGATAATGGCCGAACAAATCGTATCACCGGGAGTATTTCAGAGAGAAACCGACCAGTCATTCATAACACCTGCTCCCGTTGAAGTTGGAGCAGCAATTGTAGGTCCTACAGTTAAAGGTCCAATTGAACAACCAACTGTAGTAACCTCATTTGCAGACTATAAAAACAAGTTTGGAACCACTTTTACTTCTGGTTCTAGTCAATTAGAATTTTTTACTTCTATTGCAGTACAAAAGTATTTTGCAAATGGAGGTAACAGTATGTTAGTTACTAGAGTTGTTTCTGGTTCTGGAGAAGCATGGGATTATGCAACAAGCACAAACATATATTCTAATTCTGGAGCTTCTTCAGGATTTGCTAGTGGTGCTTTAACTATAGTTTCTAATTTTGTTCCTGAAGATGAAGTACAAATCACAGTCGGAAGTACTGAATATAGATTTGTTGCTGCTGATCCTGTAGGGGGTATACCAGCTGATAATTCACCAGTATTTTATTTCTCAACAGGTTCTAGTATTGCTGACTCAGTAACTTCATTAGTTACTAAAATCGATAATGTTAGTATAGGTGTAGATGCTACAGCTAATTCTACAGAATTACAATTAACTGCTTCAAATGCAGGAACAGTAGGTAACTCAATTACTGTTGATACTGGTTCTGGTGCTACATTTAGTGATGTATTAACATTATCTGGTGGTACTGATGGTGTTGGTGCTGTATCATTTACATTAAAAACATTAGGTGAAGGTATTGTTCTTAATAACTCAACAGGTGCTTCAGATGCAGGTGAACAATATTCAGATGGCTCATTAAAATCAGGATCTTTAGATAATTTAAGATGGGAAATTAGTGGTGTAAATACAGCTGCTGGAACATTTAATTTATCGATCAGAAGAGGTGACGATAATATTAATAATAAAATTATTTTAGAAACTTTTATAGGATGTAGTTTAGACCCAAAATCTGATAATTTTATATCTAAAATAGTAGGTGATCAATATGCTTCAGCAACCGAATATGAAGGACAAACAGTTGTTAAAGTAAATGGTGATTATCCAAATAGATCTAAATTTGTAAGAGTATCAGCTGTTAATTTACAAACCCCTGATTATTTGCTCCCTGATGGAAATGTAGGAACTGACGCTAATGGGGTAGCTTATTCACAACGTCTACCAAATGTAGGAAGTGGTTCTTTCCATGGTGCTACTGGTACTAATATCCCAACCACAGGACCATTATTAGCCTTTGAAAATATTGCAAGTAGTAATGTTCAAGGATTAGTATCTAGTGATTATACAACTGCTCTTAATATCCTTAAAAATAAAGACGAATATAGATTTGCTACTATTACTATTCCTGGAATGTATAATTCTAACCACGCAAGTGCTGTAGCAAGTACTATTGAATTATGTGAAACTAGAGGTGATACCTTCCTTATTACAGATTTAGTTCCTTATAATTCTTCTATTTCAACATTAACAACCCAAGCAGGAACATTAAATACTAACTTTGCAGGAACATATTGGCCATGGGTTCAAGTTCCATCTACTGAATTAAGTAGAAACGTTTGGTGCCCTGCATCAGTAGTAATGCAAGGTGTTTATGCTGCAAACGATAGAGTAGCTGCTCCTTGGTTTGCACCAGCAGGTCTGAATAGAGGTGGATTACCTGTAATAAGAACAGAATTTAAATTAACTCAAGCATTAAGAGACACATTATATGACAATAGAGTAAACCCAATTGCAACATTCCCTAAAGTTGGACCAGTTGCATATGGTCAAAAAACATTACAGAAAAAAGCAAGTGCTTTAGATCGTATTAATGTTAGAAGATTATTAATTTCTCTTAAAAACTTTATTGGTGACACTTCTAAGAATTTAGTATTTGAACAAAACTCAACAGTCACCAGAAATAGATTCTTAAATGCAGTTAACCCATTCTTAGAATCAGTTCAACAAAGACAAGGTTTATACGCTTTCAGAGTAGTGATGGATGAAACAAATAACACAGCTGAAGCAATCGATAGAAACCAATTAGTAGGTCAGATATTTATCCAACCAACTAAAACAGCTGAATTTATAATCTTAGATTACACAATCCAGCCAACAGGTGCAACATTTAACGACTAAAAACTTAGGTTTAACATATTTATAACAAAACAACACGACAATGGCAATATTAAGTTCAGCAGATATGTTCTATACAGCTTACGAACCCAAGCTGCAAAATAGATTTATATTTTATATCGATGGCATACCAGCTTATCTCGTTAAATCCGCAGATAAACCAAAGTATACCGCAGAAGAAGTAGTTCTCGACCACATCAATGTAAAAAGAAAGGTCAAGGGTAAATCCGACTGGTCTCCAATCTCATGCACCTTATACGACCCAGTAACTCCTTCAGGAGCACAAGCTGTAATGGAATGGGTTCGTTTACATCACGAATCAGTAACTGGTAGAGACGGTTATTCTGATTTCTATAAAAAAGATGTTAGATTTAATACTTTAGGACCTGTTGGTGATGTTGTTGAAGAATGGATCTGTAAAGGAGCTTATATAACTAACGCAGAATTTGGAAGTGGTGATTGGACTTCATCTACTCCAATGGAAATTAGCTTAACCATTGCCATGGATTACGCGATCTTAAATTACTAAGATTTTTTACATAAAAAATTAAGAGGTGCGTAAGCACCTCTTTTTTTTCTATATTTATATACAAACATATAAAAGTTATAATATGGAAGAAAATAAACCAATGTTCCCAACAGAGGAAGTTACATTACCCTCAAAAG